CTAAGGGTGGCTATGTAAACGAGGAGATATTATTACCATATGGCGATTGATAAAAGAATTATAGCGGACATGGATCCTAACGACCCAAGAGTTGAACAAGTTACCCTAAATATTGCTAATGAAGAAATTGGCGAAGCTACGATGTTGGAAGACGGGTCAGCGATTGTTGGTGATGTTGAAGAAACTCAAGAACAAGAGTTTGATTCTAATTTAGCAGAGTTCGTACCAGAAGATGAATTGAACAGAATTGCAAATGAATTACTAGATAAATATGATAGAGATAAATCTTCTCGAGATCAATGGGAACAAAGTTATAGAAAAGGATTAGATTTATTAGGATTTCAATACAATGAAAGGTCAGAGCCTTTTCAAGGTGCAAGTGGTGTAACACATCCATTACTCGCTGAGTCAGTCACACAATTTCAAGCACAAGGTTACAAAGAATTATTACCTGCTGGTGGTCCAGTTAATACAATGATTATTGGTAAGAATACACCACAAAAAGAAGAACAAGCACAGCGTGTAAAAGAATTTATGAATTATCAAATATGTCATGTGATGGAGGAATATGATCCTGAATTGGATCAAATGTTATTTCATTTACCTTTAGCAGGTTCTGCTTTTAAAAAAGTTTATTATGATTCAGCTCTTGAAAGAGCGGTGTCAAAGTTTGTTTCAGCTGATGATTTAGTTGTACCATATTCTGCAACAGATCTAACGTCTTGTGAACGCATAACTCATCAAGTAAAAATGAGTGACAATGAAGTTCGTAAACAACAAGTAGCTGGTTTTTATAGAGACATAGATTTACAATATACCAGTAAAGAAGATCAGGTTTTAGAAAAAGAAAGATCAATAGAAGGAGTAAAAAAAGTAGGTGAAGATGATGAATACACTTTACTTGAAATGCATGTTGATCTTAACATTGATACGATTGATGAAGATGATGGTATCAAAGTTCCCTACATAGTGACAATAGATGAAGGTTCCTCACAAGTTCTTTCTATTTATAGAAACTACAAAGAGGACGATCCTTTAAAAACAAAAAATAAATATTTTGTTCATTACAAATTTTTACCTGGCATGGGTTTTTATGGATTTGGTCTCATTCACATGCTTGGCGGTTTGTCCAGAACTGCAACAGCAGCTCTTAGACAATTAATAGATGCTGGAACATTATCTAATTTACCTGCTGGTTTTAAAGCTAGAGGTCTTCGTATTCGTGATGATGATAATCCTTTACAACCAGGCGAGTTTAGAGATGTAGACGCACCAAGTGGAGACTTACGTGCGGGTTTAATGCCATTACCATATAAAGAACCAAGTGCAACATTGATGCAGTTACTTGGTTTTGTTGTTGAAGCAGGGACAAGATTTGCAACCGTAGCTGATCAGAAGATTGGTGATAGTGTTGCAGCTAACGCACCTGTAGGCACAACAATGGCGTTGATGGAAAGAGGCACAAAAGTAATGAGTGCTATTCACAAAAGATTACATTATGCACAAAAAGTAGAATTTAATATTCTTGCAAGAATTTTTAAAGAATCTTTATCACCTACATATCCTTACAAGCCAGCTGGAGAACAAGGTTTTGAATTAATTAAACAACAAGATTTTGATGACAGAGTTGATATTATGCCTGTCAGCGATCCAAATATATTTTCTATGTCTCAACGTGTTACGTTGGCACAAACTCAATTACAATTAGCACAAGCAAATCCTCAAGCTCATAATATGTATGAAGCTTATAGACGTATGTACGAGGCTTTAGGTGTCAAAG